AGAGGCTAGGTAGTACGCAGCGAATGGTCTTGCCTTGGTCGGTACCTCATTCTCGAAGCCCGACCTCTGGATCACCTCGCCGGGCGGGAGCCCGAGCGCCGTCATCTCGACTGAGTCAGCGACCAGAGCGTCGATGAAGATTTTTCTTAAGTCACCCACCGCCAGCCTTCATGATCACGGCCATGTCCAACGAGGCCATCAGCCTAGGTCCCATCACTTCCAGAGTGGGTTCGATGATGGCGTACTTCCCATTCCACCGAACCTCCAACCAGACCCCGTACTCAACTGTGTGGAAAAGCTCGATCTCGTAGTACACCAGCCGTTGCTTGCCGATGGCCGTGAGACCCTGCCGAGCCTCACCCGTGCGGTCTTGCCAGGGTGCATGCTCTTTGGCGTAGTTCTCCACCTCCCTGGCGAAGCCCTCGGTGAAAGCGGCCATGCCGGCTTGGAAGTGAAGCTTGAACCTTGAAGTCCAGCCCGGTCCCAGGGGGTTGGGCTGAGCCCAAACGATGTGGGACTTGACCGCCATTACTGATCCCGAGTGCCGATGTTGGCGATCGTCTCGTACTGCCGGTGCAGGAAGACGTAGGTGACCTCGTACCACTTGCCGTCTAGCTGGAAGGTGTCACCCAGTTCGACGTCGAGGTCGATGTCGCCCATCAGGTAGTCCTTGGCGAATGGGAACTCGCCCAGTGACTGGTCGGGAGGGTTGTTCTCCTTGCGTCGCCGCCTGGGCGGTGCGTGGAGAATCCGGATGCGCTGAGGTGGCAGCGTGTCAGGGACGTCGTCCTCGAGACCGTGACGATCGTTGAGGGTCACCGTGCGGCGCACGAACTGAACCATGAATGGCTCAGAGTTGATGAAGACGTCAGTGTTGCGCTTGTTGATCAGCAGCTCGGTGAGGTTGCTGCCGACGGTCATATCCGAGCCGTCCGCTCAATGCTGCGGACCTTGACTCGGCCTGTTCCCGTCGTGATGGTGCCATCCTCGCCGCCGTATAGCTTGGCCTGAGCCAGGGCGTGAGTGTAGGCATCACTCAGCTTCCGGGTCGATGACCCCTCGACAGTAGTGACCAGCGTGACCAGCATGCCGGCCTTCATGGCCCAGCCCTCTGCCAGGGCGTCGTCAACCGAGCCAGCCCGGTCGATGAGGTCAGTGATCTCGTCATCCTTGAAGAGGGTGTCGTCCTCACTGCCGCCGTCGGGAATCGACTCGCCGAGCAGCTTCCTCAGTCGTTCCTCGTCGGTTACTGCCATGTCACCTCACTTCTTCAGCTTGTCGGCTACCTCGAGAAGCTCATCGAACTGAGTAATCCGAGCGATGAGCGAATCCTTGCGGCCATCCATGGAGAGGCCACGAATGTGGCACTCGTGCCGAAGATGATCGTTAGTCCAAGCAACGTCGTAGAGGTCTTCTGGCATCTTGTCCATGATCGACCCCTCTCGGGTCACATGAACTACACCATGCTCAGGCGCATGCTTCGGAACGAGAGGTGCACCGCTGACGGGACTCAACGGCGTACCATCTTCAGCCTCGGGAATGACCAAGGGCTGCCCCTTCGGCCCCGTAGGCCCCTTCTTGGCTTTCTTCTCTGCCTTTTTCTTGGCCTTCGGTGTGGGCGCTTGTTCCTCCCACACCAATGCCTCTTCGCCCCTCATGGCCGCAGCAACATTGTCCATGTCGAGGCGCTCCATGAGCTCGGGCGTTAGCCGGTTCGCCTGGGCAAGCCAGAGAACGTCTTCGGCCGTGTATTCGTCGATTGCCTTGCTAGTGAGATCTCTCATCCCACCCTCCCTCTCGGAGTGTTAGTCGATTACTTGACCCAGCGCCAACCAGACTAGGTCGGAGTCGGCAACGGAGAACATGAGCTCTACGACCTTGGCGTAGCTTACGCCCGTTTGGTTGAAGCGAGCTTTCTCGAACGGCCCGATGAGGGTGTACTCACCATCTGGCAAGTCAACCTCAACGTTGGGGTCGAAGGCCACCGGGTTGATCGGTGAGTCTGTCCCCACGTCGTTGAAAAGCACCGTCTGGGGTGCGCCGGTGTTGTTCCAGATGATCACCAGGGTCTTGCCGTCGATGTTGTTGAAGTACGCATCCCCTGGGGTCACCGTGGACGGCAGCCACTGGGCCAGTGTTTTCGAGGTCCCGACGACGCCGTTGTTCAGTGCTGCGTACTCAGTCATTGGCTAGATGACCTTGGTCGAGACCGCAGCCCAGCTGACCCCCACGGTCGAGGAGAAGTTGAGGGTGACCGCCCCGTTGGGGTCATTGAACCGGCCCCGAGGGAATGGTCCTGCTGCCACGATGGTGCCGAACGCAGCCGAGATGGGCACGTCCGGGTTGAAGGCGGTGAACTCATCGGGCTCAGGCGTGCCGACGTCGTCGACCGAGACGATGGTGTTCGTGTCGTCGTCGGCGTTGCGCACGATGAGCATGGTGTAGCCGTCGTTGGTGAACTTGTCACCATTGACTGCGTTGTGGAAGGTCAGAGCTTGCTCGGCGAGCCCTGGCCCTTGTGCGGCGTACGTGGTCATAACCTACCTTTCTGAACTTGGGCAGAACCCGTGACCTGGGAGGGATGCGGGCGGCATCATCCTCCCAGGCCAGGGATCAGTTGACGGGTGTCAGATCAGGGCATCGACGCGTACGCGGCCGGAACCGAGTACGAACCAGCAGTGATCTGCATGACGGCGCCGGCACCACGGTGACGAACACCGGTCCCGAGTCCGTGGTTGTAGAAGGAGTCAGTGAGCGGGTAGTCACGACCCGGGCCCGGCATGAGCCGGAGACCTCGGAGCGATGCGACTTCGTGCTCACGGATTCCCACCGGGTTGCCCACGTTCCGCTCGCCGCCAGTGGCGAAGGCGACCATGTACCCCGCAGGGATGTAGTCGTCCTCCACGACGAGGAACGGACCGTAGGTGCCGATCTGACCCGGGATGGACCCGCCAGGTGCACCCACGACTCCCGAGTTGGCCGGGAGGAAGACGCCCCCACCCACGGCAGCGCCGGGGATGAAGTCGTACTTGTCTCCGTTGGCCCGCTGGAAGGTGCGGATGATGTCGCCTTCCTGGCGGTTCACCAGGAGGGCCAGGCGGTACCCCAGCGTCAGCCGGTACCCGTGCTCGCCGAGCAAGAGCTCGAGCGCGTCCATGTCACCCGAGTCCACCGACGTCGACCCGGAGGCCACGTAGTGATTGTGGGTGTTGTTGAACGTCGTGCTCTTGTAGTCCGGCGGGGTGGTCCCGTCGTTGTTGTAGAAGCGATACACCGTCACGTTCTGGTCATTGACGACCGCCGACGAGTTCGCGTTGTTGAAGATGGTCCCGAGCACCTTCTGGAACACCAGTCGGTTGTCCGCTTCCAGAGCCGTGGCGTTGAGCGCCGAGATCTGGGCAGCGTCCGACTCGGCCAGGAACAGCCAAGTGTACCGAATGGCGATGTCGTACCAGGTGAAGTCGTAGCCGGCGACGAACGGCTGACCGAGACGGATCCCAGTCGGCTCACCGTACTCAGACGCTCGCTGGAAGTCCTCGGTCGTCGGGAGCATGATGCGCTCCGTCGGACGGGTGACCGGGAAGGTGAGGAGGTTCACGAGCGGGTCACGCTGCCGGTTGAGCAGTGCGACCGAAGCCTGGAACTCCCTCCACATTGCGTTGAGGTCGCTGCCGTCCGCACTCTGCGTGATGACGTCGGCGAACTCGTTGGTGCCTTGGTCGGACCCCGTGATGGAGTCGATGTCGAAACCGACGAGGGAGAAGATCTCCTCTTCGAACGGGTAAATGAGCTTGTTCATGAAAGGTCTCCTCCTCTCAGGCGATCAGGCCGCTGTTGACCAGGGCCGTACGGATTTCGTTGACCTTGCCAGCGAGGTCTGAAGCGTTGTTCTCCAGAGCGAGCAACGCAGCGTTCGTCGTGGTGAGGTCGGCCGCAGTGGCCTCTCCCGCCGCGGCAGACGCCGGCGTCACAGCCTCGATGGTGTTGTCGGGCGTGTTGCCCGTGCTGTTGGTGAGCACCACGATGGTGGTCTGGTCCCCGACGACGTTGGACGAGCCAGCCGTGCTGAAGCGCACAACGAGGCGGCCGTCCTCGACGGTGTGACCAACCCGGTAGATCGAAGGCGTGGTCGAGATGACTCCGGTTGTGGCGTGGGCGTAGTAGACGCTGCCCGCGTTGCCACCGAACTCGACGACCTCACCATCGGTCATCACGTCAGCGACGTTACCCGCTGCCGTGGCCCGATTGCGGATGTAGATACCCACGACGCCGGTGGTACCGGCACCGTTGACGATGTGACCATCCGTGTCGAGTCCCACACCAATGGCAACGCCAAGTGTGGACGCGGTCACGTCCGAGTCATCCGCCAACAGAGCACGGAACCCGCCAGAGACGGGGTCGTACTTGTCGAACCTGGACATTCTCCTCCTTCCAGAGGCTTAGCGACGAAGCGCCGGGTACTTGTCTTTCAGCGCTTCCTCGGAGAGTTGTTCCTTGGTCTTCCCCTTGCCTCCGAACTTCCCGCCCGAAGCCTCTTCCTCCCCGCCAGCACCCTTCTTCAGGTGTGGCTTCTTCTTCAGCAGCGCCTTGAGCGCCACCTCGACCGTGTCTTCGTCGATGGTGACGTTCTCGGGCTCGTCGTCATCCTGGTCGATGTCGATCTCTTCCCGGCTGACCAGGGAGATGGCGTCATCGGTGTCGGCGAAACCGAGCTTGCTGGCGTGCTTGATGATGAGGTTGTTGACTTCGGTGTCACGAAGTTTGGCTGCGAGCTTCTCGCTGCGGCCTTCCGCAGTCTTGCGGGCGTTCTCCGCCTTGACGACTGCGCTGGCTTCTGCATCGTCTCCATCGTCCTTGGCCTTCTTGAGCTTCTTCAGCTCACGATCGGCTTCCCGTCGTGCTCTGCGCTCCTTTGCCAAGGCCGACTTGAGACCTGCCGTGTCTTCGGGCTCCTTGGTGGATTCGGTGGAGGACTCTTCGCCCTCTTCACCTTCCTCACCTTCCTCACCCTCTTCTTCTTCGCCACCTTCACCCTCGCCCTCTTCGTCGTACCCGGTGATGGCGTCGAGCATGTACCACGGCGTTTCGAGCTGCATCTCGCAGCCTCCCTTCTGAGGCCTCACGCCTCTTTGTCCTTGTTGGTGGCTTCTGTGCCGCCTGATTCGTTCGGGCGACTTCGGTTGTTGCTTTGGTTCCCGCCAGGCGGCGGATTGGTGAGTGCAGCAGTCTTCTGAGCAGCCTCGAAAGCCTCCTGGGCTTCCTTGGCCATCTGCGCCTCGATGTCGTCCGGGATGGTGATGCCGTAGAGCTCGCTCACGCTTTCCCGGTAGAACTTCTTGCTGATCGCCTTGCGGTCCATGAGGTTGTTCAGGACGTTCAAGGCATCGGTCTTGTTCTCCGGCAGCTTGTCACCGAGGATGACCTTGATCTCTTCTGAGTCGTCGAAGGTTCGGCCCTCGTACGCAGCGTTCCACCGTCGCCAGTCAAACCAAAACTGATCGAGGCGTCCCACACCAAACTCGTCACGCTCTTCGAGCTTGGCCGAGGTGGGCAGGAACCGGATGGCGAGGGCGATGCCCGACTCAGCTACCTGAGCATCGACCAACCCGCTGCGGAATGTGCCGCTTGTTTCGTAGAGGGAGTTGACGAGGAACTCGATGTGGCTCTGAGAAGGCTCGACCGATTCGATGCCCTTGACCCGGCTGAAGTAACTGCCTCCGCCGGGAAGTTCGAGCACCTTGCCAGGGGCGATCTCCCAAGGAACCTCGTTCCCTTCTTCATCAACTGGTGCGCCGGCGTCAGTTGCGTAGACCCCCAACCCCTCGAGCGCCAGGGCGAGCTCTTCGTCGCTGATGCTCTGGTTGATGCCAGCTTGCAGACGTTCATAGCCCCGGATCTCGGAGGACCCGAAGGGCTGACCCTGCCAGCTGATGTTCTTGAAGGCATAGACAGGGATCTGCTCGATGCCCTCGGGGAGCAGCTTAGGAGGCATGACCTCCTTGACCTTGACCCGACTGCGCTTCCACCAGTCTCGCACCTCGTAGATAGCGAGCTCGCTGAGCACGCGTCGCTTGCCACTGACGATGATGACCTCGTATCGCTGACGTCGGATCCGGACCTTGTTGGGGTCAATCGGGTCGTCTGGGTCGAGGATCTGCTCCACCAAGTTGACGGCAGTGATGCGGTCGAGGTCGTCATCGTCGAACTCAGGGAAGTAAGCGGCCGGGTCAACCGAGTTGACGCTGAGCCGGCTTCCCTGCGGCTTCGTGGGGTCAGCCGTGAGATGCAGGAGGAAATCCCCACGGGCGACCCCTGAGTGCTTCGCCTCGTGGAACTTGGCCACGAAGAGTTCTCGCTTCAGGAACTCATCAAGAGCGTCGTTGAGCTCGCCCTCTGTCTCCGTCGTGAACTTCAACCCCTTCATGAAGAAGTGGGAAGTAGTGTCGACGATCATCTTCGGGTTCGGGACGTAGATCGGCCGGTCGTCGTCACCTCGCTGCGTCAGCTTGAACGCATCGGTGTGGGACCAGTAGATCTCGTCGTACTTCTGGTACGCGGCGATCCTATCTCGGTCGAGCTCCGGCGCCCACTGACCGAGGTCTTCCCCGATGAGGGGCTTGATCGTGGAGTACGGAGTGAACAGCCCTACATCGTCGAGCACTGAGTCATCTCCTGATCTTTACTCGGCCCTGCCGAGCCCGTCGCGTCTCGCCAACGGCGTCGAAGTAGCCCTTGAAGAACCTTCCCAGCGCTTCAGGACCGTGGTTGTCTTTGTCTAGCGGGTGTTCAGTATCGTTCTTGATCTCAGACTGATGCCGAGGCCAACGATACCCTTCCCTCATCTCCCAAGCCAGTCGCGTGCACGAGCGATCAAAGGTGATGGTGGGCTTCTGCTGGTCGAGGGGCAAGTGCTCGGGCCCCAACTTGAGCGCCTTACGGATCAATGAGAGACGCGTGCGAAGCTCTCCTCCGCAGTTGGTAACAGCCGGCTTCTTGAGCAATCGACTCAGAGTGTTCGTGTCGTCTGGTTCCGCAGGGTCAGGGTAGAACCTGACGAGGTGCGGCATCCAGGGGTGGTTCATCAGCACCTTCGTGGCGATGTCGTGGGTGTCCATCAGCTCAATGTAGTGCTCTCCCAGCACGTGGATCCT